CTCGGCTTCTCCAAGACCAGCGCTTGGAAGCTGAACGCCAAGGAACTGCGCGATGCTCTGCAGGAAGGCCGCCTCGGCGATGCTGCAAAGCAGAAGCTGGCATCCGACATCAACCGTTCTGTCATGAACGCCGCTGCAAATCAGGGCACGCTGGTCGTTGCGGTTGCTGGCGCTGCTGGCGACTATGACGACGTAGCGCTCTGCGACGCGATCATGAACGAGCAGGGCGTGCCGGATTACGACCGCTACCTGGCGCTCTCGACCCGCGACTACAACGGCCTGGCCGGTAACCTTGCAACTTCAACGCGCTCTTTTGGAAATGCAAAGTCTGACCGCGCCTACGAGCGTAGCTACGTCGGCATGGTGGCTGGTTTCGAGACCTACAAGCTCGACTACGCCAACCGTCTGCTGGCTCAGGCAACGACCGTCACGATCGCCACCAACGGCGCGCAGGTTCGGTTTGTTCCGCGTGCGACCACGACTGCAACCGCAGGCATCCTGAACGTCGACAACCGGTACCAGACCGTGACGGTTTCGACCACCACCGGCGTGCGTGCGGGTGATGCGTTCACGATCGCAGGCATCGAAGCCGTTCACCAGATCACCAAGCAGTCGACGGGCCAGCCCAAGACTTTCCGCGTGATCTCGGTTGACTCCGGCACGACCATGACGATCAGCCCTCCGATGATTGGTGCGAACAGCTCCCCGACCGACGCCGAGCTGCAGTACCAGAACATCAACGTGGCTAGCACGTCTGCAACTGCTGCGATCAACTGGCTGAACGACAACGCCTGTAACGTCAACTGCTTTTGGCAAAAGGACGCGATCGAGCTGTTGCCGGGCCGGTATGCTGTCCCGACCGATAGCGGCGCCGCAGTCATGCGCGCCTCGACCGACCAGGGCATCGAGCTGGTGATGCAGAAGTTCTACGACATCGACACCATGACGATCAAGTATCGTCTGGACACGCTGTACGGCGTGGTCAACCGGGCACCGGAAATGTCGGGCGTTCTGCTGTTCGGACAGTGATGTCCTGATCAGTTAGAATCTTGGGGGGCGCAATGCCCCCCATTTTTTTGGAGATGACGATGCCGCTCAAGAAGGGTTACAGCAAGAAGTCGATCAGCGAAAACATCTCGAAAGAGGTCAAATCAGGCCGCCCGCAGAAGCAGGCGATTGCGATCGCACTTTCGACCGCGCGTGATGCGGCCATGAAAGCAGGCAAGCCGAGCAAGGCACCGAAGGCGAAGAAGAAGTGAAGAAAGGTCTTTACGCGAACATCGCAGCCAAGCGCGAGCGCATCAAGGAAGGCTCTGGCGAGAAGATGCGCAAGACCGGCACCAAAGGCGCGCCTACCGCGAAGGCGTTCAAGCAAGCAGCAAAAACCGCGAGGAAAAAGTGACGTTTCCAAAACACGTATACAAATCACCCGGCCCGTATGCCAAGACATCCAGCCACCCGACTTGGGGTTGCGCGACTGTTGTTGACGAGGCCGACCTGGCAGAAGCTCTGAAAACAGGCAACTGGTTCGAAACCGTCGAGGAGGCGATCGAGGCGGCTGGTATCAATGCCTATCCGAAGCTGAAGGGCAAGGCGCGCGTGCGCGAGCTGCGCAAGCGGAAGGTTGTCGAGATCATGGATAACGGGCCGCCTACCCGTTCTGAGATGGAGATGCAAGCCAAAAAGCTCGGCATCGGCTACAATGCTCGGACGAGCGATCAAGTATTGCTCAGTCGGATCAGCGAGGTGATGAGGAGTGGCCTACACAAAACGGCAATTCGTTGAGGCAGCGCTGACCGAGATCGGCCTGGCGTCCTACGTGTTCGACCTGTCGCCGGAGCAACTGGAATACGCTCGGCGCAGGCTGGACGCCATGATGGCCGATTGGAACGGCAAAGGCATTCGCCTCAGCTATCCTATTCCCGCCTCCCCAGAGCAAGGCTCGATCAACGACGAGACCTTCGTGCCCGACAGCGCCAACGAGGCTGTAATCCTAAACCTTGCCCTTAGATTAGCGCCCTCGTACGGCAAAGCCGTCATGGTCGAGACGCGAATCGCAGCAAAAGGCGCATACGATACCGTTCTGCAACGCGCAACAGCGCCAATTGAGCAGCAGATGCCCGGCACCATGCCAGCAGGCGCAGGCAACAAATACTGGCGCGTTGCGGATGACCCATTCCTCGAGCCGCCGAGCGATCCTGTCGAAACAGGGCCGGAAGGCGTTTTGGAGTTTTACTGATGCCCACCATCAATCAGCTACCTCGCCTCGACTCGCTCGCAAGCGGCGACCAGCTGCCCGTTTACGCTACCGCGCAGGGCGATTCGCGGCGTATGTCGGTGGAATTGCTGCAGGATTACATGCAGGACAACCTCAACCTGCCAGATAACTCAGACGAGGTGAACTTTCTACAGGCCGGGACCGGCGCGGTTACCAGGACGGTGCAGGCGAAGCTGCGTGAAACTGTATCTTTAAGAGACTTCGGTGCTGATCCAGCCGCTTCCGCAGCAGTCAACAACGCAGCAATAAATGCAGCTTTTGCATCTGGAGCAAAACGCGTCATAGCAGAGCCAAACGCTGTTTATGCCGTTAGTGCTCAAATCGCAATACCGTCCACGCTAGAATTCGACGGGCAAGGCTGCACGTTTAGTGTAACCATGCCTGCGAGCATTGTGTTTTTCCAAGTTTTTGCTTCTGCATCAATCAAAAACCTCACAATAAATTTCAACAATGGATACTGCTACATTGGAATTAACTTTCCTAATTCAAATCTTGGCTATATTGAGCTGACCAATGTTGCTGTTAAAAATGTAAACGACATTGCGACCACATACGGAACAATCCCGATAAACATTAATGCAAACGGGAATGAAATCCGTCTTGATGGCATCACGATAGAAAACATCACCAAACGAACAAACAACGATCCATTGGATCTTTTGGGCGGCATCGAAGGAATTTACGCATTCTTGCCATCGTCAACATCTGTTGCGCTTGGTGGATACATGCGCAACATTGAAATCAGAAACCTTCTGACTGTGAACTCTGTTGGGACTCAAGTTTACGAAGTTGCAAATGCTATCTATGTCGCATGTTTGCCCGCTTCTGACAATCGAGCAAGGCTTGTTATTGAGAACGTGCGTGGATATGACTTTGGAAAACGACTGATAAAGACACAATGCAGCGATCTGATAATTCAAAACGTCTATGCTGAAGCAATAAACGTTATTGCACAGGAGGCATTGAGCCTTCAGGATCAAGAACCTGCGCCTCCGGCAGTTGTGGCCAGATCGTATAACGTCAAAGTCAAAGACGTTGTAATCCGAGGGAAAATGCGCTACGGGATTGTTTCAAGTGTTAATGACGCGCTGATTGATGGTGCCGATATTGATATTTCACTAACCGGCACGAATTCTTTTTACGGCAACAACGCGCTAGGAATTGGTCTCAGCGGCGATAGCACGACAATAACAAACAGTTTTGTTAGCGCAAAGATTTGCTTGTTTATTAGCCGAGAGTATGGAACCTATGCTGGAGATTTGAAAAACCTTCTTATTTCAAACTCAACTTTTAAGACAAATGAATCTGGGTCGCTGTTTTTAGAGTTTTCGGCGGCAACAACAATTGCGTCATTAGAGTCTGGTTTGTTTAGCAATATTGTTTTTGATGCTTCTGATTTCCCTGGCGGAAACACGGTTCTTGGTAATTCAACAAATCAATCTGGATTTGTCAGCTTTAACAACTGCGTATTGATTGACAACGACGCCACAACCAACGGCGGCAGTTATTTTACTTTTGACAAATTCAAGACAATAAACGTCACCGGCTTCACGCACTTAAACAAGAACGCAACAAGTCTTATAAACAGAACCTTCCGCGTTTTTCGCTGCGGATCTTTGACTCTTGCGTCTCTTAATTTACAGGCCAAACCCAACTCGGCATCTATTACGACAGACACGGTTGACAGCTTGATTGTGTCCGGCATGTATGTTGACCCTGCAACCACAAACGCTATCGTCATGACAACGACAACGGCATCTAGGCTATCTGGCGTTAATCGCTCGAAAGTCTCTTTTAACGATGTCGCATCAAGACAGGGGTGCTTGTTTGCACCGGAGTTTTCATCTGGAACGACTGCGCAGCGCCCATCTTCTGGATTGATCGCCGGACAGCAATACTGGGATACCACATTGGTAAAGCCGATCTGGTGGAACGGTACAGAATGGAAAGACGCAGCAAACACGACGGTGTGATAAATAACCCATTAACCGAGACCCCTCCCCATGCCCACCATCAACCAGCTATCAACGATCGGCGAAGTCACCTCTGCAGACACGCTCCCAGTGTTTGACGAGTCGAACGGCGACGCCAGGAAGATGTCGGTGCTGCAGTTGCAGGACTATCTGGAAGAAAACCTTAATCTTGCGGACGTTGACTTCCTGCAGGCTGGCACCGGCGCAGTCGAGCGCTCCGTGCAGAGCAAGCTGCGTGATGTGGTGAA